GCAAAAAAGAAATCACTTGATCCGCCACCAATTGTTGCAAAACTTAAATTACCTGATCCATCTGTTTGTAATGCTTGTCCTGATGAACCATCGGCATTTGGAAATTTAATTCCATCAAGGATAAGTTTACCAGTACCTTTTGGAGTTAATTTAAAATCTATATTAGTATTATCACCAGTAGAAGATAATTCTGGAGCATTTCCAGTTGCCGCATTTGTTATTGTCAGTTCGTTTACTGCACTAGCAGTTTCAGAAAATTTTAATAATTCTAAAGAACCAGTTCCAATAGAGTTTCCGTTAACATCTAATTGTCCGCCTAGCTGTGGACTTGAATCTTCAACTATATTAGCTAATTTTGTACCTGTTACAAATCCTTGTGCTCCCATTAAAGTTACTAATCTTGATAATGCTGCTTTTCTATTAGTACCATTTGCTCCATCATCTACAATTATTAAATCAGATGTTGTTAAATCTGCACCAATATCATCAGCTCCATCAATGTTTAAAGCTGTTGCTGATACTTTGTTTGCTGTACTAATAGTAGCTAATTTTGAATCTGCAATAGAATTTATTGCAAGTGTAATTGTTCCTGAAGAAGTTACTGGTGTGCTTCCTACTGTAAACTCTCCAGCACCTGAATCTGCTACTCCAACACTTGTTACAGTTCCAGTATTAGATGGAGTAACTTGTGTAAATGTAATTGTATCAGATCCT